TTTGAAATCCTTGGATTAATCCAGCTATGCCAGCCGTCACTCCGGCAGCTCCTAATAATTCACGTCCTAAATTTTTTAATGCCAATCCATATCTGCCTACATCCGATCTCCCATCGGCAGCAGCTTTATTGGCTTGTCTTAATTTTATTTCTAAGGCAGAAAATTCCTTAGCCGCTTTTTTTGTTTCAGCTGAATTTTTGCCTGTTAGAATTATAGAATTTTTTAATGCCCGTTGTGCCTTGTTTCTTGCTTTTGTTAATTTTTCGGTCGCGTCAACTAACTTCAATTCTTCCCTGGCTTGCTGCTTTAAGTTTTTTGTTGTTTGTTGTCCTAATAGTTTTGCTTTGACTAATTGTTTGTTATTTAACTCATTAGCTACTTGACTTTTTGCAATTACTTTATTTAACTGTTCCCTTATTTTAATTCGTTGTTTTTGAATTTCAGTTAAATTTTTAGTCGAATTACTTAATTTTGCAGTGAGTTCAATTCGTTGTTTTGCCTCTTTGCCAGATCCGGTTTGATTTACAGCGCGTGTTTGATCTTGAAGTTTTTTTAGATCTCCCGTAATTTTGATGATTAATTTATCTGATTCTAGTAACTCTTTTTGAAGCTTGTCAAATACTTTTCCAGGTTGTAGTATGTCCTTGTGCTGTAATATTGGCATTATTTCTTCCTCTTAGCGTTTATCTTTTCAACTGTTCTATGGTACAGACTATAAAATCTAGCTGTATCCATCTTGTATTTATCAATTGAACCAATTGAATTTGTTTCTTCCTCAATTAAATTAATCATATCATTCAACTTTGGCAGCTCTCCTTTTTTTTCTTTTTTAATCTTTGCTTCCAGGAAATTGGCTTGATTAAGAAATCTCGATTGCTTAGTCGTAGCATGCAATGATCTCAGATATGCCAGCTTATGAATGTCTTTAAAGTAAGTCATATCAACTTTTTCGAATTGATAAAATAAATCCATGTAAACTTTACCAAAGATAGCGGGAGAGTGTTTTATTGGTTTTTTATATATATATTGATATCTACCTTGTAAAATTTCAAACCAATTAAATACAGGTAGTTTGTCGAGACGTTTATAATAACCAAACACTTTAGCGTATGCCATTAATAATAATTCGCGGACAAATATTTTAAATGCAAAAATCATAATCCTAGCTTCTTTTTAATTGCTTGCGCTAATAATGGATAAACATGTTCCATAACCAATTCAGTTGCACTTTCATCATCTAGGCCAAGTATATCAAATTCACCCGGCAAGTTATCTCTTATATCCCCATCCGATTTAATGAAATTAGCTATTATCTCATATCCATTATTTAAAATGCGGACTGCAAATGTTTTATAAAAATCACCAGTGTCATATAGCGTTACTTTATCAGCTGGAGACATTGGTTTACCTTCTTTTCTTTTTATACGAATTGTAAACACTCTATAAGGATTGCCTCCAATAGTATTAATAGTCTGCCCGAGCGCATCCATGCCAGCTTGCAACTGGTCCTGGTTAAATTCAATCATTGTATCTTGTATTTGCTTTTTTTTGAATATTTCATCAATTAAGCTAAATATATCAAAATCAAATAATCGAGATACTTCCTTAAAACTATTAAAACTCATAATCAGAGAGAGGGTTTAATTCATTCGCTAACTTCTTTATTTTGCTTTTTCTTTTTTTTGCAAGGCTCGTTTTTTATTTCCAAAGGCGTTTCTTTTATTTCTTTTATTATCTCTTTGTCAATTATTCCAAGCTTTACCTTATCTTCTTTTGTCAATGATGGTAAATAATACCATTTATTTTTCACTTTTATAAAATCTGACATGTCTTTAAAATTTTAAAGGGTAGAGGCAATTTGCCACCCCCCTTTTGTTAGTAATATGAAATTATACACTTGTATTAATTTCGTCTATAGCTTCATAACCCGAAGTTCCTATTGGTTGATCAAATAGTGTCATAGTATGAGCTCCTGAAATACTTGCGTGTGTCAAATCATAAGTTCCATCTAAATTATCAGCTGCAACCACAACTGCAATTGGAACGGTAGGTGCAGCATCATCATAAAGATTGAAATTTGCTGCTACTAAACCAACTACTCCAACCCCATCAGAGGCCCCTTGTACGGTTACGGTTTCACTAGTTGCGCCAAGCACTCCAGAAATAGATACATCCTTAATTCCTTCTAGTAATAGCGGATCAAAAGCGGTTGGTTTTACATAAACACCATAATCATTCCATTGTTTTGCATCTGCAAATTCAATAAGTACGTTACTTCTGTCGATATTGCTGCCATCAGAGATATTTCTCTTTCCAGCGTAAAAATCAGAAAGTGATAATGGTAAAAATTTAGTACCATCAACAGATCTGCCAAGGATATACCCTTGTGAGGTTATGATATACACCGCTAATCCAGTCCGATCATTATGTTTCCTCAATTCCTTATGGTTATAAAAAGGAATGTTTTTGAATATAAACGTTGCACGATCTTTTCCTTCGCGAACAGTTTCTGTTTTTCCTGCCATACCTTCTTCTGCCACTCTCTCTTCTTGGTCAATTTCTACATTGAAATTTTCAAAAAGAGGGTACATTCTAGTTGCTTTTGCTGCATTTATAGCAGCCGTGTAAGTGGCTTCTAAGAGCGCGTTAGCCTGGGTATCAATTTCGAATCCTTGATTTACCAAAAGGAAATTTTCCCATTGACCAAAATTCTCATTGCAATTTTGCAACCCAGTGTTACCGGCGTTAGTACCACAAGTTAATTCGTTATAAGCCATTTTATTTAATTTTAATTATTAATTACAAGTTATTGTTTCGAAAAATTTTAAATTCATGTTTAATTCAATTGCATCCGCAATGTCGACGAATATATTCTTATTTCCGTCAATAGAACCATACTTAAATTTATCTGTTGTTGTTATATCCAATGTCTCACCGTAAGGCAGCGAAAAATATCTACTGCCCGGTGATTTTTTTATTGTATTTTTAAAAAGTTCGACCAATGGATCTAATATTGGTTCGTACTTATCGTCTATTCTTTTTTGCGTTCGCAAATTATCTTCGCTTATATAAACAAACGCAATTATTACGTTAGACTCATAAGCAACAGGTTCTTCAAAGTTTTCATTTTTTTCCATTCCAGTTAATAACCACATTAAAGGAAATCGTTTATTTTTATTTGAAGGATCTTCCTTCTTATCTTTTTGAACGTTGTTAATTTCAAGTGCTCTACCAGGAAGATAGTACAATGCTAATTCCCAGCTTATAGCTGTGATTCCAGTTGCTGTTATTTCAAATGTCCATTCAGCAACACCTGTTCTTGTTATGTTACTGACTGGGAAAACTTTATTTTGAATTTCCACTAACATCCCATCTTCCAACGTATATATGTTATCCGTAGTGCATGTAGTTACTCCTGACAACTCACTAGTTGTCATCGCAGAACCAAACACCATTAAATCTCTTATATTTTGAAAAATAATTTCTGGCCTCATATATTTAAAAAATTAACTTTTTCTAATTCTGTAAATTCCCACTCTGGATAATCATCTTCATTTGCTTTTAAAAAATCATAAAGCTTATTGTAATGTTTCACTCCCAAATTATATGCATTTACTTGTTTTGGAATAGGAACCACCCTGTCTGAATTTTCAAATAAATTAGATGTTGTTCCGTTAGATGTTTCTGCGATATAAACACCTTCTGTATATTCAAAATAAGCAAAATAGGCAAGCATACTTTCAAGCTCAATATTTGAAAGCCCATCCCATCTATCTAAAAGGTCCGTAGTCTCATTCGTAAAATCGGCTCCTTCAAGGATGTCTATAAATCTTTGACTTGTTGGCACTGGTAATTCTGCTATGAATAATTTATATAGCTCGTAGCCCAAAACTGATTTTAAATACTTTTTCTGAGAACTATTAATATAAACCTGCAATTTGTTAAGCCTATTTGTATTATCCGTTGGGAGACTTATCTCTCCTATAAAATATGTATCATCAATTATACTCATTTTACTGTTATTTGCCGTGAACCTACTGTGTCAGCTTCGTAATGAAATCCCACAGTTGCTAACAATGCATCTCCTGCGTATTCATTTGTATTAGCTGCTATTCTGCCGAGTGTAAACAAAAACTGATCTCCTATTTTGAAATTAGTACCTGTTATTGTTGGAAAATCTGATCTATAAACTCCATATTGTGTATCTATTCCAGTCTCTACCACAATTGTGGTTACAGGGTCTAATGTAGTACCGACAATAGCTGATGCAGCCGTGTAATTTAATTGGAATTGGACATTATCAGTACCAGTTGGCGCAATTATACCTTGCCAATGGACATGAAATGTTATGTCTGATCCTTCTTTATATGAATGTGGAATTTCAATACTCCCACTTAATTCTTCCCCCGTATCAACTGCATAAGTGGCAATGCCCGTATCAACACCATTTTTGTCTTTAAACTCATCTATATCTGGTTGTAAACCAGCAGGTGCTTGTAAATTATAAGCTCCTACGTTTGCATCATCCCAAACCGTAGCATTCCCCTCAAATTTAACAGTACCATCCGCTTCAGTTTCTGTATAATTTCCGCCTGTAATGTCTCCAATTCTGGTGTGTCCATTACTTTCAACTCTCATACGCTCTACTGGAATTTGTGCCCCATCCGGGGTTGTACCAAACCTAATTCTACCAGGCATATCATTTGTCCCCGGAGTCCCATCAACTTCAAACAATATATAAGTTGATTGCGCATAATTAGTGCCATCAAATCCGGCACCTACCCAGCGTCCCAAATCGTCCCCATTCTGCACGATAACAGGAGTGTCAGATGTTCCGCGTCCTCTCGCTGACAAAAAAACAGGCGATAATTGTGACGTGTTAGAATAAAGTTCTGCTCCGTAAGCTATAATTTCAGATGTTAATAAAGCTTTTACTACAACACCTCGGGATTGATTGCCTATACTTATGTTAGTATCTGAAGTTCCTAATGCCAACCTCTTATCGGTGTCGTCCCAGTAGATTTCCGTTATTTCAGTTCGCGCCCATTTGGTGCCGTCCCAAAATATCATCTGGCCAGCGGCGGTGCCGTCTTCAATATCTAATATCGGTCTCCAATTTGTTGTATCCAAACTTGGATTAGTCGCACTTAATGCTGATGTTAAATTTTCGTAAATAACTTTATTATAAACTATTCTATCGCCTTCGTTAATTTCAAATGAGTAAGCAACAAACTCACTCCAATTTTGTATATTAATAATAGTCGTCGAATCTTCTGCAACTTTAACATTCATTGGCACTAGTTCCCACGCACTTAGCGCGTTTGGCGAATAGAATCCTTTAGGATATTTATAAGAGCCAACAACTGAAAGCAATCCACCACTGCCTGCCTGGCAGTACCATACTTCGCCTACGTGATCCGCTGCTGCTGGCAATGATGAGTAATCAGCAACAGACCCACCAATAAATGATGCTGTTGTAATTTGATTACCATTAGCATCAACAAGTGCAATAGCTTGTACCCGTTTGCCGTTTGTTAACTCTATAAATTCGAATTTGTCCATTTGCTACATGAATAATTTTATTTGATCTCCATTTTCGTCAACAAATGCAATTTTTTTTGAAATTTTACCATTTGTTAAACTTTTAAAATCAAATCCGGTAAATGTTGTTTTTTGCTGCGAATTTTCACCTGCCTCAAACATAGTTTCTACAACTTGTCCATTTGTTAATTCTATGAAATGAAATCTCATTTATCAGCCTTTCTCCTTCTTTTCTTTTTTGGCGCCTCCTCTTCAACTTCTTTCATTGTAATCCCATCATTTCGTAATCGGTATCTCAATTCTTTTCTAAGTTTCTTTACTAATTTTTCTTTTCCTTCAATTGTCATTTTCATAATTTACTTTTTAAATTCTTCTGGTACATCTTCAATTTTAACTTTTCTCATTTCACCTGATGCAATTCTTTTCTTTACTACGCTTGAGTCTCCAAACCAATATTTCCCATCACTTCTTATATACCAATCGCCTGAATTTACACTAATCGGAAATTTATAATCAGAGTTGCTTCCACTATGTTGCCCATTTTGGGTACTAGTTAATATCGCATCAATGAATTTTATTTTTTTTATCTTATTGTATAATTTTGTTGCAATTCTGTAGTCACCTCGTTTGTATGGTTCCCACTCTGCATATTTTTTATATTTGCTATTAAAAGCGAATCCAATTCCTGATATATCACAACATACAGGTGCTTTGCCGAAATTCTTTTTACTGGGAATGACCCTTTCGCCACTTTTAACTTTCCAAAAAACAAGGTCTCCCCCCCTTTTAAATTCCCTTGCAATCATTTTTAACGTGTCAGGTGAATGCAATATATCATCATCGTCAAGATACATTATAACCCCTTCCTTTACCTTCTCATGAAGTGTATTAAAATATAAGTTGTATGGAAATTTCTTCCCGTACATTTCTTTTTTTGGCGCATCATCCACATGAGTATACTTTTTCACAGCTATTGTATACACAGGATACTTTACAGTGTAATCATATTTGCTTTTAACATCACAAAAATCAATGCAGCAAAATACATTTACATTTGTATATGTTTGTCTCCTTATTGATTCGATGCATCTTTTGAAATAATTAACTCTTCCTGATGTTCTTACCAAAATATTAATTACAGGTTCTTTTTCAATCCATTGTGTTCTAATCGCTTCTATTAATTTATTTTCATTTACAACATGTCTTATTCTAGATCCGCCAAATTCATTGTACCATCGATAGAATGAATTAATTGCTGGATTGATTTCCCTTGTCTCAGGGGTACCATGTTTGCTCATAATTATATTGTCGCCTCCAAAATAACTTGCTAAAATAGAGTGCCCACCGTTCATTGTAATAAATTTACTACAATTAGCAAAAATCATTAATTGCAATTCATTGAATGAGAGATCTTTATTTTTTCTGTGCAAATCATGTATATTTATTACACCTGGATATTTTTTTAGCAATTCATAATCTCCTAGCTTAATAGGAGGTGCATTATCATATAATTCAGGAATCCCATCTATATTTATATATACAATTTGGTAATTACCTTGTAATAGCTTAAACATTTCACGTAAAACCGTCAAGTTGAAATAATTAATTGGTTTTTTGCCCCACTCGATATTGTGCCTATTGCATATAACTATAGTTTCTTTTTTGAATTTGAAACGCTTATTAGCGTAATGTTTTTTTAGAGGTGGCGCTAAAAACTGTTCCTTGTTTAAATATGGTTTATGGATATCAATATTTGGAATTTTAACAGCCTTGGGCGTATTATACCAACTTCTTACTTCCTTGTTTATTTCGTGTTTTGGCGAAAAATAGTATAAACATTCAGTGTCGTTGCCTGAAATTGTTTTTTCGAGCTGACCAATTGAATGAAGATAATAAGCATAAGGTAATGCACTTATTAATTCATATCCAAACTCAACATTGTAACTATTTACTACCATTCTGCTATAAAAAATGCTCTATTTTTTGTTAATAATGGATCAATCATCACTATATCCATTTCGTGAGATTGAAATAATTCTTCTAAACTTTTCAAATCATGCCAGAAACTATAATAATTATGCATAGCTGCCATTGTTCGATTTATTAAATTAGATCCTTCAATGTAAATTGCTCCGCTGAAATATTTCTTGTTTGTGGGTATAAATCTATTCGGAAAATCATCATTACAACTTTCATTATAAAAATGTGTGTTTAGAATTATTCTTTTTGCTTTCGACCTTCTAATATTATCGAGTACTACGACTTGTTGAGATACATCCAAATGGTAAAAAATCCCTGATAGTAACACTATATCTTGATTAAACCCCAATGTTTCAATTATCGAATGCTGAAAAACTATACCTTTTGATTTAAATTCTTCTTTAGGAATTCTGTCCAATCTGGCATCCGAAGCAGTAACCTTAAATCCTTTTTCGTTTGCTATAAATGAATAGTCTCCTTCCCCACATCCAGTATCATGTAATGAACCCTTTGGCATCAAATCCAAGCAGTATCTGTATAAATTTAATTCCAGATTTTCGCCTTCGATTATTTTAGAATTTATTACCTTCATGTTTTTTTAATTAAGCCCCCAAATCAATGGGGGCTTGATAATATTACGAAGCTGGAGTTTCCAACTCAGTTTTAGCATCGGCAAATTTGCCATAAACGAACCAGTAAGGATTGTAGATTGGAAAAATTATTTCTTCTTCTACAACTAATACTATTTCATTTTTCTTAACAGTATCAACGTCCTCAACAAATTGAATGTTGAAAGGTGTAAATTCTTTTAATTCAGCTCCATTTCTGGAAAAGTCCCCACTAATAAACTTACCAGCAGGCATTGCAGTAGTAGTAGCTATCGGAAGCCCATTAACTCCAATCACTCTACCGTTCCCATCTTTCTGAATGTTTAGATAATTAGCGTCAGTAGCCTTAAGCAATCCCATTTGAATAGCTTGCTGCGGATTAACCACATGGCCATTAACTGAATATTCGCCAGCCTCCAATAATGCTTCAACAACAGCAAGAACGTCATACTCTTGCGCGTTGTCTATCGCGTGATAGAATATTGATTGGCTCGAACCAGTCCAGGCAGCAACTAAGCCAGCAGCTTCAGCAACATAAGCAACGTCTATGATTACCTGGGTAGCGTTAACTACTTCAACAGCTGTATGAGTTGCGTTATAACCTGCATGAGTTGCGTTAGCAATAGTCAAGCTGTCTCCATTCTTAATCCCATGTGCTGCGGCAAATGTAATAAGTGATTGAGTGCCGCTATTCCATGTTGCTACTGTAGAAAAATCAGTAATTACATAAACATTAGGCGTTAAATCAAAAGTTTGTGCATTTTTCGCAAGCCCATCAACATGATTACCAGACCCGTCACCAAATAATAGTTCAAAATCTTCAACCGTATAAGTTGCATCAGGAAGTTTGGCTAAAACATGATCAATTACCCACTGAAGACCATTAACTTTTAACCAACGCTTAGAAATTCTAAATGAATTAGCAATGCGCTTAAGTCCCCAGGTGTTCTCTTGCGACTTAAATGCACTCTCTGGAGCTTCAGTGTTCTCTGCTAATACAGTGGCTCCTAACGTCAATGCATCAGTCCAATCAGTTACTTGTCCACCAACTATCTGAGCAGCAGAAGTGCCACTAACACTTAACAAGTCTCTAATATGCTTCTTACGAGCAGGGCTATCATCCCTAACAATAGGTGATACTTCACTGATCATTACTGTACCAGTATGATCCGTAATAGGAATTACAGCTTTTTCAGCATCTCTTACACTTGACGCGTCAACAAGATTAATCTTGCCATTGCTATCACTATCAAGTGCCATTTTTGAAGTTGCACCCTTAAAACCCATTCCTTCAAATTTCTTAAATTCTTCAGAATGAAAAGCATTCTTCACTAATAATTCTAATTGCTCTTCTTTGGAGAGATTTTTTCTCACTTCAGCAACAGGAACTTCTTTAAGTTCATCAATTTCGATTGCTTGTTTGCGAGCAACTTCTTTGATTTCCTCTGCAAACTCTTTTACACTAACTAGTTCCGAATTTAATTTTTCAATTGTTTCATTAAATTCTTTTATACCTTCTTCGTTAAATGCCTTAATTGTGCTTTCGAAACTTTCTTTTAGTTTATCAGCATCTTCCGGCTTTAAGAATCCTTTAGTTTTTTCTTCAAGATTCAAGTTGAATTTATCAAGAATCTCATTTTTTAATTGTTCTAACTGTTCTTTTTCGTCCATTTCTATTTAATTTAAATTATAAATTATCCTTTAATTTTTTAAGAAACTCAACACTTGCTTGAGTGACATGAGTGGACGATTCCGGCTCTTTCGGCTCTTCGATGAATAATTTTCTTAAAGCATCTATATTTTCTTCTTTTTTTGATTTTGCGTTATTGTCTATTGTTGGAGTTATGTAATTGCTGCCTAATGGAACTGCACTTCCTTCGATTATTTTGGCTTCTTTTACAACCCAAAAGTAACCATTTGATTCAGCTTCCTTTTTGTTTGCAACCTGATTAATATATTTTTCATAAATTTCAAATTCTTCTGAATAGTCCTTGTCGTTTATAGCAAGATCTAATTTTACATAATACATCCCTACCGAATGATTCTTCACGTATCCCTTAGCATACTGATTAAACATGAACGGATTCCTATTCTTTCTTACGATACTTTCAAACATTAACGCTTGTGTTTTACCCTCAAAATCATACCCTAAATCTGTCCATTTGTAATCTGCTGTATACGCCTTTAAGTCTTTGCCTTCAGAAATAATCTTATCAAATTCAGATGACCTGTGTTCCTGCACATGCATGATAAACCGATTCTCTTTCAAGCTTTTATTCCAAATCCCGGGCAAGTGAACATCTTTATGCGAATCCATTATATTAGTCGTATTAATGACTGCAATGACTTTAATCTGATCAATATCTGATACGTCAATAGGTTCATTTGCTTTGTTAGAAATAATTTTATCTTTTTTCTGAATTTGGGTGTATAATATTCCGTCAGCTTCTTTTCTTGATGCTTTCTTTTGAGTGATTAGTGTTTCCTTATTCTCAATAAGAAAATCATATAATTCTTTTTTTGTTTTAAATTTACTTTCGTCAAACATATCGTTACATTTTGGAAGTTCATTGTTGTTCATCGTCTTCATTTTGATTATTAATTGGCTCAGAAATCATCCCTGCAATCATTTCATCCGAAAAAGACAGAATGTTGGACAAAATTGATTGAGCATTTTCAATATTTAATATTCCTTCCTTAATTGCTGTTTGTATTTTTAAAATCGTATTAACTGTTATTTGATCTTTCTCCGCTTCTAACTTTGCATCAGCTTGTAATACAGGTATATGCGAAAAGTCTGCCTTTAAGACTAAGTTCTTTTCCGGCAAGCCTAAAAAATTCCCCAGCTCAGATACAAAGCTATTCGCTTCTGGGATTATATTATCTTGATATAACGATTTTTTTAATTCGTTAACATTGCTATATGTAGCTCCTTTTAGATAATTTAAGAGAGAAATTGGAAAATTTAAAGTGTTGCAAATGGCAATCATATTGTTTTCAACACCTTCGTATAATTGTAACTCTCTAATCGGAATTGACATTGGTTGCCACCGCATCTGTACGTTGCTGATAATGTATTGCCAGTCAGTTTTTCCTAGTCCGTATGATTCAAACTGTTTTTGTAATTCTTCTTTGTCTTCTGGCGTTAATGTAAGACTGCCTATTGCATCTTTTGAATTTTCAGGAGTCAAGATTCCTAACGCACCCCTCTTTTTTAAAATAACATTCTGCGCTTCATAAGCCGCTTTGATATTAGAAATTGGTTCAGTTAATGTACTTAAGGGGCTTTTACCTTCTAATAGTTGGAACCATATTTCTTGATTTGCGATATTTAAATCTAAATTAGGTTCTTTTTGATGCATTATCTCTTCAGGTAACCAATTGGGTTTTTTATTAAGGTCAATCCTATTAAAAAAACTATAACCTCTAATAAATTTGTCCTTGTCTGTCGCTTTGTAATAAGTCGACATTTTTCTTGAAGTTGGAAGAGGATAAACATACTGAGACGGCAACACCCAAAAAACAGCATCTTCTACGCTTTCAAATCCACTAGGTTGGTATTTAAAAATATAAGCATTCCCAAATACTTTTTTATTGACATAATAATTCAATAGGAAATCTTTCCAATTATTCAACGGATTAGGAGCTGATAACTTTTTAAGAATTTCATGTGAATAGATCTCCTCAATGTCCTGCCCATCTTTATCAGTTACAAACAATTTCAATTTCATATTAGAGAATGAAGAACCTGCGTACATTATTGGTGCATAAATCTCTGACACTGTGTTAAAAGTGTTTGCCAGACCTTCACGCGTCTTAACGTCTATATAATTAGTGGTAATTTTTCCCAATGCCTCGATGATTGGCAAATTAGGGATCGTAGTCTGCTTAACTACTGGAGTTTCCTTTTTTCTATTCCAAAAAACCATAGATATATCTTATAACACAAAGATATTTATAAATTTTATTTATTAATATTTATGATCTTACCGTTTATTTGTGTAAATTTGTCGCATGAAATTATTTAGAAGTAATAAAAAGAATGGGCAAATTGAATATGAAGAAAGATGTAAGATTTACAGAGAAACTGAATGGGAGAGAAAGATAAATTCAAGAAAGTATTGGACCCCTGAACTTATAGAATGGATTGGAAATATTAATTGTCCTATTAGATTATCTGTCACAAGCCATTTATTAAATATTCGCGTTTGGCCAGAGTGGCTGCCTTCGAAGCCAAAAGAATATCATGAAAGAGATAATGATACAATTTTAACATTTACAGTTGAACTTTTAAGCATGTTAAGAAACAAAGCTGAATCATTATCACCTGGATTACATCAGAAAATTTGGACCACTAAATATTATAGGAATTATGCTGAATAATGTATCTACAACTTTTCTGGAGTTCGCTTGGAATAGTCTAACTGATCAACAACAATTCCGGATTAACGTTAAATATGAATTGGTTCAAAAATTAAAGAATAAAGAACCGGGCAAATCAAAACGAAGTATGTATAGAGCTATTGCTGAAAAGTATGGTTATACCATGAGACGGATTGAAAGGATTGCAAATGAAGATTTAAGATAATTATGAAAAAAGCATCAACATTGACTAAGCCATTCAATAAGATAATTGAAGAACTAGTGACTAAACTATCTGATGAAACTAATAATTTAAATGCTTACAAAAATGAATTACACAGAATAGAAAATCAATTAACTGAAGCTAATGAGTTAATTGAATTATTAAAAAGAAATAATTCACCGCTTTCTAAATGGATAAATGACGCGTCTTGGAAATTGGATGATATCGGAAATGAAATAGGAATGGTAATAGGTAAATTTGTTAAAGAAAATCCAGATTATGATTTGTTCGATTTCATTGAAGGGATTAAACATGGAGCGTCTTTAGTTAACGGAACGCACTAACCCATATTGAAATAGCAACACAATTAGACAAAAATATTACGGGCTTAGACAAAACTTAATATTGATAATCAAATAGTTATCTTTTTGCTATACTAACGTTTAAATTTTGCCGTTATATCTCCTGTATTGCATATTCGCTAAAGCTAAACTAATCACATCATCATCATGATATCCCTCTTGGGCTTTATAAACTATTTGTCTTTTCTCTGGGGAGTAATCAAATGTAAACATGTTCATTTGCTCATATAAACTAGGGCATAGTTCCTTCGTGGGTAATTTTAAAGTACCAACATTGCAACTGGCTATCAATGAACTTATGATTAATTGTTTCGATTGATTGGTCGTGACAAACGATTGCAGTTGGCTATATTCGTTCCGGACTAAATCGTATACCGGGTCACCTACCCCGTTCACTTCCATCAACGAATAGGGATTATATCTTTTTAAGTCGGCAACAATTCCGTCAATGATAGCCTGCCAATTCATTTGTCTCATTCTAAGCATGTGAGCAACCTTGTGATTTTTGTCTATAGTAGTAGAAACCGTCCAGTCCTTCTGTTTAGCGATATCATTGCCATTATAATATTCCATTGTTGGGATTGGTTCCGTCCATTCGTTAATAATACACAATCTTCCGAAGTCTCCGAACACAGTAGCTCCCTCACCAATAAACTTTCCTAAGTACTCCTGTTCAAATATAGCTAATGGCAATGTTCTACGAGCATCTTCTATTTCTTCTAAATTCGAATATGGATTTTCTGTATAAATGCCAGATGAGTACTTATAGTTAGGAAATTCAGAGGAAATGCCTTTTTCATGAAATCTATAAAACTCGTTAAGTCCTTTAGGTGTCGATATAAAAAAAACCATTTTACCCTCTACTAATAACATCGGCCTGAGAACTTCATTGAATACGTTTTCCTTATAGAAAGCAAATTCATCGCATATCATATAATTACAGTTTTCACCTCTTATATTGTCGGGTTTATCTACTCCAAAAAACTGTACTTGCGTATCATTAATTGTCTTGAGCATTCGTTCTGTCTTATTGGAATATTTCAGAATTGGAGCCCATGCCAATTCCAACTCTTTATAAACTTTCCTCGCTTGTGGGATTGTGGGACTCGTCCAAATTATCTTGCATTTTTTCGTAGGGAATTTTGGCTTTAAAACTCTTTCTTCATAATCTTTAAAATTAAATGCGAACCAATTTACTAATTCCCGCCCTAATACAGACTTGCCAAATTGTCTAGTCGCATTGATTACATTATATCTAGTTGGACTGCTTAAAACTTCTTTGAATATTCTTTTTTGTCCAGGGTGGAGAGTTATGTTTGATTGAACAATCATTTGGCTTCGAGATCTTTTGTGTCTATCCCGTCAAATTTAAGTTTAATTACAGTTTCTTTTTTGTCATGAACTAATATAGGTTGTGGCTTTCCGATAACATGCTCCAGAATTTCTTTTATCCTGTTCCACTCTCCTTTTTTCAGCGCAATATAAAACTGATTTGCTATAATTCTAGTTATTACAGGTTTGCTTTCATCATTATACACTTCTTTTAGTTCAGGCAATGTATAGAAAGCTAATTCCCCAAAGGCTGTTTTAATATCATCTGCGTTATACCCTTTTTCTTTAAGAATAGTATATATTTTCTTTTTTCTTCCCTTGCCAATATTTTGTGGATTCTGCTTAAAACCATTCGTATTGGCCTTTGGATCATTATGTATATCTTTATCCCCTGCCACGGTTATTTCTCGGTTATTTTTATATCAGATAATCTCATAAATACAAAGTTACAAAAGATTTTCATATTTTAATAAATTCGAATAAAAAAAGTCCGCAAACTTTCAACGACATGCAAGCTTTTTTAATATTCATTCTAATAATATTATGGGTCACAAAAATTTATATTTTTGTGTTATTTTTCCTGCATAATATTTTTTTATTACCAATAAATCTTCTATTGATTTGATATTTACCGAATGTTCAATGCCAAATAATGTGCATGTAAAATATTCATATGTTAAGGGTTTATCATAAAATTTACGGGCAGTTATTATTGTTACAATTTCTGGATTAGCGACACAGTTAAACCAGAATTTATTTAAATTAATGATTTTTCTAACTTTCTTTTTTAATTTTTTTTTAGCTTTTTCATCTTGTCGTTCACTAAAAGCATTATCCACACTTGAGATTACTTTGTAGTATTCTGATACGCTTAATTTTCTTAAAGCTTTTATTGCTTTTTCTACATTAAACATTAACATTTGTGCATCATGTTCTAATTCCTCCTCTTCGCTATTGAAAGCAAAAATATCATCAAATTCACTTGAAATGTTGTATTTATCCTTGAATTTCATATTCGTAACCTCCAACTTTATTAATGATAGCTATTTCTTTTTTGGTGTTTTCTTTCATATCTACTTAAATTTTAATTAAATTTTCATATTTCAATCTTTATAAATACAGAATGACATAGAGCTTCTACGATATCCATCACCATAAAACTCATACCTGACATTTTTAAATTTAATAATACTGGAGTAATCCCATTCCCAACCATTTGGCTTTTCCCATTTTTCTAATTCACCACCAATGCTTTCGATATAATTAATAAATTCGTTTGGACGGACGTATAATAATTCGACATAATCGATTTCTTGAGATAGAACTTTATGTATGTTCTCAATCATGAGCTCTCTAACTTGCTTTTTTAAATCGCTTTTTGTCATATTATTAATTTATTATAAAAAAATGTAAATAAGCACTATTATTACACTTGCCGTAGTTATCCATTTTGCATATGATTTTATATAAAATTCCTTTGGCTGTCTATTTGAAATCCTCAAGTATTTGAAACCCAGGTATCTATGAAATTCATCATGGCAATTTTTACATAAATATTGAACTTTTTTATCGCCAAAGAATCTGGGTAAAATGTGATGTTCGTCACAATAATGTAATTCATTGCATTTTGAACACCTTCTTTTTTTCATTTATTATTTAGTTCGTTTTAAAAATAGGGCGGCGAGAACCGCCCCACTCATTATTAATCAAAACCTATCAATATGAAAAAAACTAATCAATCAAATCTTTCTTTTAAGAATTTTTCAGCATTAGCTAAACCTAGTTTTAATTCTTCTACTTCTTGTTCCTTCTCAGTGTATTGTTTGTAATTAAAGCTGCCTGATCTTAATTCTTCTTTTAATTCTCTTTTCGCTCTATTTAAGGCTTTTCTTGTTTTGTTAATGCAATTACGCACATCTAGCTCGGCATCTTCTACTTTTGACAATAGTTCCTCTGCTTCGATCTTCTCTTTCGATTCTTCCAGCAGTTCTTTGTATTTTAATTTCTGTTCTTCCATAATTTTTATATTTATTTTTAATTGTTTTTTCTTTTTCCTTTGATGGATATGATTCTATGTATAAATCATACCTTTCATGTGCACCAATCCTATAAAAGTTAATTTCCTTATCCCATTTTACAACACATTGACCCTTAGCTATTTCTTTTTCGTCGAATTTACATTTCCCAATTGCGATTATAGTTCCTGTACTAGAATCATTTTGATCTTCGTAAATCCAATCCTCACCTTTAGAAACTCTCATTCCTATTTTAGCATTTTCGCTACTGACTTTATTATTTGACACTAGAAAATCATATCCGCAAGTTAATCCTGCTGAAGTGTTCATTTGTAATTTTTTTATTAATTGTTTGACTGTCATAATTTAGGTTATTAAGAACTCCATCTTCCTCCCATAACATCTTCAAGTCTCTCTCTGATTGAGTTAATTCATCATATTTCTCTAATGATATTGTTACTGTGTTTTTCATTTAAACATATCTTGTAATTCTGCCATTTAATTCCGTTTAAATATAAAATGTTTTATCCTGTAATTCACATTTACAAACGCCCAGAAATAATGATACCATCTCATTTTAACAAATTTAATCTTGCAGAGATTTTTCAAATACAGATTTTTAATTATATCATTCCTGAACACCTCCCAATACTGTAGTGGTAAATGTTTTTTTGTTCTATCGTTATAAGCTACTTTGACTTTAAGAATTTTATTGTTTCTTAATTCGCGAGCTGTTTTTATTTCAATTAATTTCATATCTCTATGTCAATGTCTACTTTATGATCTCCAAATGTATCTTCTCGTTTTGCCGCGTGTGTGGTTATTTTGACATTGCACCTTCCATGTCTATTTACAAACTCTTTTAACAATTTTAATATTTGCTCCTTGAGATTTTTTTTCTTAATCGTTAATTCATTCGCCGCCTTCATACTTGCTATTTCTGATTTTCATTACAAAGTAAGCAAAAAATACGTGTAAAACAAAATAAAATATGGTATATATGTTATTATTTGCGTGGACCCAATTAACAGTTATCCAGGTGTCACCTTTTGCAATCAATGCAGTAACAAGTGTTATGTTCATTGCTGATGAAATGAAAAAACAAAATATTAATCCAATCACATTGAACGATCTCATATTATTTCTTTTAATTGGTCAATTTGCGATTTATAATACTCTTTTTCGGCTTTAGACACTTGCTGCATTTCCAAATCAATTTCTGCTATTGCATCTTTGATTAATTTTTGCATAAGTTTACGATTACTTTCTTTGTTTGTGAAATCAACTTCTTTGAGACTTTCGATTTCTTTTTTGTAATTTTCTTTTTTTTCATCAAATTCCTGATGCATTTGCAAATTCAATTTGGCTATTGATGCATTTATTAGTGCCTTAAATAAAGGCAAATGCTCTTTGTAATTTTTTGTTGTCATTTTAATTTATCTTATTTATATATCTAATTTTAGTACCAATACAACCATATTTCTAAATCATTAGGAAGTTCATTTAAAAAAGCAATAAACGCTTTATTTTTCCAACTATTTGTTTTGTAATCCGCCAAAACTTCTTTTAATTCACCAGCCAACACACCTTTCATAACATCACCGTAAAGCGTTTTAATCGTAGTTCCGTAGCAAGGTTCTTCAAATGTTTCATCTCTACCAGTAAATGAGTGTATTCCTTTTCGTGGCACTTCCTTACCCTTTTCATTTTCAAGTTTGCCCACACGTTCAAATAAATCTAAATCTCTGTGTAAATCAATTAAATCGTGAGCAAGGTCAGCGTTTCTCGTTAGCGGTTATTAGTAATAATTAACGTATCGCCAACACTAAATAAGCTATCAGTGTAAAAATTATATCCAGTCGTCACAATATAGTATTTGCACTCTTTTGATGAGTGCGATACTTGCACCTCTTCAACTACCATAGTTTCTTTATTTAGTATGTTTTCGCAACTACTAAAATTAACAACTGCTAACACTAAATATAGGCAAATTGCCGTTCTACTAATTAAATTTCTACGTTTCATAATCTTTGTATTTTAAATTAAATTTTGTACTATTTTGGTCGGGCAATCAGCCCATGTTATTTACGTTAACGGCAAACTTAATCAAAGCACCCACTTACCATCGCTCCATAATTCCACCCCCTCAAATAATATCGAAGAATCTTCTTTAAATAACCATTCGTACTTTTCGGTAATTTCTTCCCACGCTTTTTTAATAGAAGCTACGTCTTTATAATAAGCCTTCATAGTCGTTTTAAATAGACCTCCTTCTTCATCTTCTTCATGCGATATAAGCGAAAGGTCGCAAAATTCTGTATTGTTCTGTAATGTATCTCTACGTTGTAAAAATTCGTCCTTGTCTGCCGCTTCTATTAAAAAAACTCCCTCGATGAAATCATCTTCACCAAAGCCGGCCGTTAACAAGTGGTCATAAGTCATTTTGCTTGTGATATTATCAGTCAGTAGTTTTTTACAACACATCTTACATTGGTCATCAAACACTAAGTCATCTGTAATTATACCAAGATAGCTGCATCCGTTAAACCTGCGCCCTAAAGTTTTATAGTACTTGCAGGGTTTTATATAATGTGTATCACCGTGGTTATTTAAACTATCATCTTTGACGCAGCTTTTCTCATCATCTGGGGCATAGCAATACATTCCTTTTGGTATTGGTAGGGCACTGCGCCTAACACCAAATAAAATTAATAACTTCCACCAGAGCATATTTATAAAATTCCCTAACCAATAAAAGTAATGTGTATTTTCCATCATTTGTTGTATTTAATCGTTACTAATCTTGCTTATTCCGTTATGCGCAATTTAAAAAAACATATAATAATAAGTATAAGCAATAGCTTCACTTGGTTTCCCATCTTTTGTAGGTTATTACAGTTGTTGTCCATACGAAAGGGTTATCTCCGTTTTTATACCGCTACTACTCATACTCGTTCGTTGCACAATTACCAGTTTATCTTTCGCAAGCTAGTAATTCACCTTTGTTTTTTTGTGCGCTTTAACATTCTACGAATTTGATGCCATTTCGCATTTGCCATAATTTTTATTATTTTTTTGATTTTAATTTAATTGTCTTAATATTGTCGACAATTATTAATCTTATCACATGAATAACAAATAACGGAATTGCTATTGGCAGTATGGCCAAGAATAATATTATTCGTAGTACTATTTTTATTGTTTTCATTTAAACAATTGTTTTTCGATTTTACTATACTTTGTCTAATAATTTTAAAAATTCAGCGGTTTTTTCTGGGGTCAAATATTTACTTATTTCTCTTTGTCTGTCCTCTCTGCTTAGTCTTGACGCAGAACATTCTTCTTTTTCAAGCAACGCACAAGCCAGCAAGTATCGAATAGTAAATTTTAAATCTTGGTTTATTTTGATTGAATATATAATCAATTCTGATTTCAGTTTATCAGATAACTCTATTGTTAATCTACTCATTTAAATAATCATTTAATATTGGCATTAATTCATCTGCAATGTATATCTCGCCACCACTGCCATGATTAGCGTCTATTGTTATCATATTCTTGCCTTTGAATTTTTCCAAACCTAAATTTTTACGTTCATCGCAAAGATGAAAGATGAAATCACTTGCCTTTTTATTTAATTTCGATAATTCTGGTTTTATATATATCATTCAACTAGTTTTATTTGTAACAATTGCGCAAAAGGATAATCAATTTCAAAAGAGATAATTGCGTCTCTTATAGTTCTTGCGCTAATAATTATAGTGTCGAATCCACTATCTACCATATACGTTATTTTGTAATTACTCATTATTTTCCCTTTTAATTAATAATTCAATATAATGTGCTAACTTCCTCACCTTTTCCCAATCGACATACATTTGTTTTAATTCAATCTCAATTTCTTTTTTCTTCTCTTTTATTATGTCGTGTTTATTCATTGATTCTTTTTATTCTTTTTAAAATTTCTTCCTGCATGTAAGGGTGTTCTTTTGCTAATTTTAAGATATTTTTCCAAAATCTTAGGCCTCTTTTATTTTTCTTTTTTTTTGCCATAAACTATAATTTTAATTGATTCATAATTTAATAAGGGAGCTCCGTAATTATATTTTTTTACAATTTCTTTTATTTTTTTGCTTTCAGCTTTCAATTTAATTGATTGATATTCCTTTTCTGTAAATATCTTATATTTCTTATTTTTTAATTTCTTATTTTTTATGCTTCGTTTGCTGTTTTCATGCTTTCTATTAATATGGTCATTGTTGATTGAAACGAATGCTTTATTTATTTCAATGATGCACTTTTCTACCTTGCTGCAATATTTTTCATTTGTTTGTTTTCTTATCATAAATCGTTTTTTGCAATATACGAATTATTTTAAAACGTATTGATATATAGTCTCTATTTAATTTTATTTAAAATTTCTTTTTTACATGACAACAAAGCTTCCTCGTCTACCACGTATTCGAATTTATCTAATTTCAGGTAAATTCTTTTACTTGCCAATTTCAATGTTTCGTCTATTATTTTTTCAAAAATATCAATATCATTTTTGGAATATTTTGATTCCGCCTTGACTCTTGCCTTGCAAAATT